GTAAAGTTATTTTGAATGATGTTTAATATTACCTTGCCTAATAGCTTCTGAGCATAGTCTAGATTATCAAATAACCCCTGAAGAGTAGTGAGACCAGCACCTTGTCTAAGCATAGCTAGAATGCCAGGCTTGCCATCCAAACTTGAGCCAGTAAGTTCTTCATTTACACCGGAGATTTCCTGAACTTCTTTAGCTAATAACTCTGAAAGCTGAATCATTGAAGGTGGTATCTGTGGCGGAAAGATTTGTTCAACGTCTGACATCTGTGCATCTTCTTTAAGAGCAAGACCTCTTCCTTGTCCACTCATGAAGACATCTTTTGGATTAACAAGAGCGTTCTCTTTATATTTCCATCCAGAGTTTATCTGACTTTCAAGGATATCGAGCTCGACAACTTTACGTCTGTTATATAAATACTGTGCATCACGTAGACCGCGAACTACTCCCTGAATTCTCTTATCAAAATTTGAAATACTAGGATTGAAATAACCTAAAACAGGAATAAAAGGATAGTTATCTATGCCGAGACAGTTCGGGCCATCGTACATAACTCTATTTTGAACTACTATGGCTACTTTTACTGTTGGGACTTCTTGATCTATAACAGTTACTTGAGGATATGTTTGTAAGAACTCCCTTAGACCATCTTCGTCTTCAGACTTCCATTCCATAGCCTCACCAGTTTGAGCATCTATTAACATGCGTTGCTTACGATAATCTTTATAGTAGAACTCATCGTATGGTAATAAACCCTTTGTTCCAATGTTATGACTTTCAGGCATGTACTCAAACTTACCATCTCTGGCATCTCGTACTTGTAACTCATTAATCTCAGTGGCTCTTTCAGGTAAAAGAGAGGCGCACTCTTTTCTTGTTAAGAATGAGCGCTTCCATATAGCGTTACAATCAGACAGATCAGCCTTCTTAAAAAAAGGATCCATTAAAAAGCTATTGTAACTACAGTTATCCACTCTTATATCACCAGAAATAGGGTCAGATCTGTAGTCTACCCAAACTTGTAATAGATTCATTCCGGTTATAAGAGCACCCTGAAAAGCATCAGATACTGTGTTTAATACACCTTCTTGACTGTTTAGCCAATACATTATTTTAGTGAATTGATCGGCTGTAACTTCATCACCATTTTCAACAGGAGATACAATAGTAGACATTCTGTTTCTACGCTGATGACCACTAATCATATTGATCACACGTTTTATTCTGTTGAAGTTAAATTGTTTTTTATTGAATGAAGAAGGTCCACCATAAAGCTCGTTCCATAAAGTTTGATCGCCAGCTTCAAACCTAGTGTCGATATCAGCCTCAGCCCAAAATGATTGGTTAATAGTGATGCTATCAGCATAAAACTGATTCATCTTATTTAACATTTCTTTATTCTCAGTGTAATACTGAGAATCTGGTTGAAATATGGCCATTTTTAATCCTCAATCCTTTTTTAAATAGACTACATACAGACCCTTATTGGACGCTCATCACCTAGTTTGTATTCAAAGTCTGCCTTGGGTGCATCCTTAAATCGCTCATAAATTTCTTGGTCTACCATAGAGTCAACGCCACTTAAATCTTCGCTTAAAATATCTAAAATGCGATTAATATCAACTGTATCAAATTCTTCCTCATTATAATATTCAATAGGATCTTCATTTGATACAGTTTCACCACACGAAACAAATAAAATGAACGTAATACTACAAAATAACAAAGCAACACAATTTAAAACAGTTCGCTTAAACATATTATCTCCCTTATATAAATATATTAAGATGATAACCAGTTTAGTTTCGCTGTATCAGTATATCAAGTTATTAATAATCAGATTTAATTCAAATAGAAAATCATATATATTAGTATTTGTAAATAAAAGGTGCAAATGTATTAGATAGTTTAACTATTATAAATGTAATAACTTATTTCATAAAAACGTTGATTTCTAGATGCTTTTATATATTATTATCGCTTATGTTTATTAACAATAAAAATTGAAGGGGTTTTTATGTAGTATAATAAATTCTAAACAAATCTATGTTTTTCAATCATACAAAGTATCGTTTTTTTTCAACTTTAAACAATAAAAGGAAGCTATGTTTAAGAAGTTTATAAAAGTATTATTAGTGTCGGTTGCTTTATTTTCTACAAATATCAACGCAGTAGAAATTAAAAGGCCAAACTTATTGGTTTCACCAGAAGCAGGTAAAGTAAAATTGTTCCATGAAGATGGCAAGTTTTATGTTTTAAATGACTGTGAATATACTTCGGTTCAAAATGCTTTTGTTGATAAAGAAATAAGAAATCTTTCTAGTGTTGAACTTGGATATTTCTTAGGAAGCATTAAAGAAATAGAAGTAAACGGAGAGATTCAAACTTTATACAAAATATCAGAAAAAGAGTTTGCAAATTTAGTTATTCCTGCCGTAGTAAATCCAATTGAATTTACTTTAAGCCAAGAAGTAGCATCATCTATTAATTCATATAACAGTATTGTCATTACTAAATTAAGTAATGGGGAATATTGCTTACACGCACATGTAAATGGACATGGTGGTGGATTTATTACTGGAGCAGTTGTTTATTGGGGTATTAAAACATTTGCATATGGAGGAATTGCCGCAAGCGTTGGAACTATAACAGTAGCCACTGGTGGAGTAGCTGGCGCAGCAATTGGAGGTGCCGCAGTAGCAACAACAGCCGGAATTAGTACAGGAGCCGCAATTGCAGGTGGAGCGATTGCAGGGGCAGGTTTAGCAACTGAAGCCGCTGTAGTTACCACTGGGGCTATTACATTGGCTGGAGGTGTGGCTGCAACTATTGCAGCAGTTGAGTCTACTGCTGCTGGAGCAGGTGTATTTTTTACTTTAATACCATGGTTACCATAATCTAAAGGATTTTAAAATGAATAAACCACAAATATTAATTGCACATCATGATCAAAAAATGATACTTGATGGAGCTTTGTCTATATTTATTTTTTTGTGTATGTGTATAGTATTTGTGGTTTTTCTTCCTAAATTAGAATTCTCTTTTTTTACGCTAGAAAGATCAATTAAAACCATATTTTTACTGGTAATTAAATCCTTTCTATGGTTTTCAATTTCATTTTTTTCCATTGGATTAATTAGTATGATATTCATGATCAAATACTATTTACTTCAATCAAAGATTCCAGATTTAATCATTGATAAAGCAGGTATCAGAATTAAAGTTTTTAACTTTATTCCATGGGATAATATTGAAGATGTATTTCCTGTTTACGGACCATCAACATTGAGCTGTATTGCCATAAAACTAAAAAATAAGAAGCTGGCTTATAAAGAAGCAGATATTTTAGGAAAAGTTGGAATCTTTAATAACTCATTAGTAACAAAAAAATATAATATAACTGTATCTAATTTAGATATAAGTGATGAAGAAATTTTTAGATTCATAGACAATCTTAAAAAATAAAACAGCCGACTTAACATGAAAAGCCGACTGCTACAAAATAAAAGAGTGCTACTTAAGCCTTATTAGTCTCTATTGTATTTAGATCAACAATCATATCAAATTCCTCTTGGATTATTGATGCGATTTTATCTTGATCAAAGTATAATTTTGTAAGTAGTTCTAATTTTTCTATGCGATCAATATCTATCTTATCAAGAGCAAATTTTGTTCCGTTGCCTAATGATTTGCTTAATTCAGTAACAAAATCAAAAGATATTTGATCTATTATATATTCAAGTTCAATAAGATTACGAGCATAATCTTGCATTGTAGTAATGATCTGATCTTCGTATTCTGAACCATATTCTTTTTCTAAATCTGAAATTGTCTTAATAGCTAATATCTTTTTCATATTAAACCCTATCTAAAAAATGGTGGCAAATTGTTAGAGTCTCCAAACATAGCTTCGCGATATCTACTGTCAAGTTCTTCTGGTGTTGAGTGACCATCTCTAGTCTTAGGTAAAGTAATACATAGATAACGTAGGGCATCTGCCATATGCGAAGTCCAATCATGTAACGGACGTTCTTTATATGTTTTCTTTTTGGAGTCGTATTCTTGGCGATAGTTATTGATAGCCTTTAAAAGCTTTTCGCATTTGGTTTCATCTATCCATATCTTAGAAAACGCTGATCTTACAGACTCTATGCCATCCATAATGGAGAGGTTAGGTGCTACTGTAAATTTTATACCAAGTTGCTTAGCCTTCTCTATTCTTGTCATGCCAGAACCAAACTCTTTAACGTTGATATCGTGAGGCGCTATATGTTTACCATAAATGTAATCCTTTTGAGCTAATACTTTTACGTAATGCTCAAGCCCTTCTTTAGAATTCTCATAACAATCTATAAAACGAACTGTCTGACCTATGGTTTGAAAGAATATAATAGAAGTTGAATCTCTAACACCTATATCCCACGCCGTATGGACCTTAAACCCTACCTCATACGGAACACAGCCAATCTGATTATTAAGTCTCATCTTATCTAGATACTTGGTGTAATAAGCACCCTCAACACCTAAAGAGAACGAACAATAGTATTCCTGTTGAATTAGATCCTCTGACATTAATCCATCAGCACGCTCACGCTCTATCTCTTTATATGGAATGTGTCGTGTGTCATCAAGTGTAAGTTTATAAGCAAACCAGTCTGGACTATTAAGAGCTACTTGATACAACTCCCAGAAGCTATTCTTACCACGTGGAGTTGAAATGAAAAGAGCCCATCCATCATTGGCTGCTAAAATAGGTCTAATAAACTGATAGGCACGTGGATCTTGTATAGCATACTCTGAAAATATGCATGCATAGGGGTTTGTGCCAACAATACTATCTATGTTGTCACTACCAATAAGCTGTAAGATAGAGCCATTGGTAAATGTAATCTTCATCTCTTGAGAGTTTTTAGATTTTATAAGCTCTTTAGGAATAAAGTCATGAAAGCTTTTACCGTCATTCGTTATTGAATCCCAAATAACTTTCTTTGCTTGTGCGTATGTCGGAAAGATATAAAATACAATGCATCTTTTTTTTATGCACTGTCTTATAGCCAGATTCCAAGCTGTTATATCTTTGCCTGCACGTCGTGGCATAATCGCTACGACCTTCTTGTACCCTTTATTCTCTACAGCATCAAGTAATGGGACCTGGTATGGGCGGGGAACAAAGGAGTTAAGAACCCTCCTTGTCTCATAGTTCATTGTATTGATCTATGTTCTTTGGAACACGCTTCACTCTCTTCTTAGGTTTAGAAATAGATTCTAATTTATCCATTCTCTCTAAAAGCTCCTGTAAGAATTTGTTTGTTTGGATATTACAATCAAAAGCTTTGATACAATCATCTTTAATAAAGCTATGTGCTTCTTTTAAAAGCTTCAGCTCAGTACCAAAGTTTTCTTTTATGTCATCAATAAGTCTTTGTAAGTCCTCTAGTTTATATTCTAGATTTTGCAATCTTACAGTCAGCTCTTTTCTGTTTTTACCTAAAAACTTAAACATTAATCTTATTCCTTCTTCTTCTTAGGACTTGTCCTTCTTAGGAACTATGTTTGAATCTGGAAACTTTTCTAAAACCCATTGAATAGTATTATTTTGAGTCTTCTCATCTGCTTTTTGTTTGAGATTTGAATTCCACTCTATGAGCTCTTTCCACTCAGGTCTATACATTGGTTGTACAGCTCGAATCATACCGGGTTCAAATTTTCTATTGATGGCACCTGTTTCTCTTCTCATGCCTATCATAAGTTTAGCTTCTTGACATGCTTCATCTAGTTCTGGAAACCTTTTACGCCAATCTCTAAATGTGGCTGTTGGTATCCCTTTAGAAAACCAAAATTGATCAAGGAATAGAGCTTTTTTATCGTTATAAGCCCAGTTTATTATTTGTTTAGTAAGTAGTTCGATAAACTCGATAGGAGCTGGTACAAGGCGCTTAGTGAATAGGTCTTTATATTCGTCTAAAAAACGATAGTTAGTTTTTTTACCGTTACGTTTAGGTACTATAGACTTGGGGACTTCTTTCTTTTTGGAAATTTTCTTCATCATTCTCCTTCTTGAATAGATATTTCTGTTCTAGGTATATTTGAATAATATTTAGAAGCATTAAGTTTGTAAATTAAAGAATCATCTTGGTACACGATTTTATTCATAACATCTAAGTAGAATTTAATTAGGTTATCAATATCTGGTCTAGAGGAATGGCGTAAGTCCTTTTTTCTGAGAGAAGGAGAAAGGTAGAATAAAAGACTTACGCTTATTGGTAGTATAAATAGTATATGGTCTTTTAATTGTTTTTGAACTAAAAGTTGATTATAAAACTTTTCTTTAGCTTGAGGATTGTATGTTCTCTTTGAGTTATGACGATGTCTTTGCTGTGGTATAGGTTTGCCTTCGATAACTATACTTACTTCTCTCATATCTAATCCTTTACCATCTTAGCTCTTAATTTATCACGTATAGCTAATGGTATCATATTTTTAAATCCTTGAGGCAGTTGGTCATCTGAAGGAAATTCGCCTATAGTTTCTGGCTGGTTTTTTTCTTCTATATTATCGGTACGTTGATATCGATAAGTATTAGATTTATAGGATGTCTTGTTTGGCTCTAAAAAACGAGAGTCATTATATCCGTATTTTCTAAGCAGACTCTTAATTTCGTTATTTGGTATATTCATCTTCTTACACCTCACAATACAAGCATCCATTATCCAAAGCATGTCATTTTTTCTATCTGGACGATTAAATAATAGTTGCTTGAGGTAATATACAATAGGTTGTGGAAGTGATTTTATCAACTGTACGTCCTTTTCACTTAATATTGTATCGGAAGGTACATTGAAAAGCCATACTTGCTTAGATTTACCAAGATTTATTAATAATTCTTCATATTCAGCAACTGATCCATATAATCTTTTACCACGACAATAACGATGTGCTGCTATTTTTTCTTTATCCGTTAACGATCTAAAATATGACTTTTTACAGAAGCGAGGATCTATCGAGCTTCCCTTTTCAGGTGATTCATTACCCATACCTATATCTCCTAGAACTGCTGAAATAGACAATGAGTTATTTTTAAACTTGGCGTATGGATAATCTTCATAATGTATATTTGCAGGATGCGTTTTTGGTAACTTAAAAGAAGGGTCATTTAATTTATACGGAGTGGTGGTGGGCAATATCTCTTTATTTTTATAGATTTTAGCTATTTGATGATTATCTAGACCGTAAAAGGATCTACTCTTACTACTTACATAGTCTATATTAATTTTTTTATAACTACTCCTTAGAGGAGGTGTGAAAAAGAAACATAACGATACTATGAGCGATGGTATCCAGCTAACTAATTTCTTATATAT